ATCCCACCTACTAATGCTATTTACAGTTAAATTCTTATAGCTCTTAGGTGCAGATAGATAGTTGAGCGCGTTCCCGTATGATAGTAAAGAGTAAACGTACTGATAAACCAAATCAGAAAAAGAGTAAAAAGGGTTGATGTTAGTTAAAAATCTGTTTAATTCAGTATTCTCAACCTCATTCCCTTTGCTATCAACTATAAATTTACGTAGTTTTGAAACCCTATCCGCGTAGAAATCAACAGGAAAATCCATCTCAGCCACCGAGTTACACAAGCTAAAAACGTTTGAATCGGTCAGCTTTTCAGGAACAACTAAGTTTCCGATGGATGTTATCTCGTATGGGTTGTAATCTCCAGATGTTTCTACAATCTGAACGTTTGGAATTTTTCTAAACCTGTCCCAAAATGCCATCCTATAATTTTTGTACAAAGTTATAGAATAATTCTATATATAGCAAATTTCTATATATAGTTTTTATCTATATTTATAATTTATACTTCAATTTCATTATTTTAGCAGCCTGACAAGCGCAATCAATCGCATCCTTTTTGTGCTTATTGTCGCTCTCCCTGGAGTAAGATGTCAAGTCAGAAATAAAAGCGGAATACTCTTTATTTGATTTATAGTTTTCGCCAAAGTAGAATCGACTAGCAACGAACTCATAAAACGAAAGTATTCTTACATCCTTTTCTTCGGTTGAGTTAAACGGAACAACAGCACAAAAAGCTGGTTTATTCTTTTGCTGAAGTAGTACAGCCGATAACCCCAACCCGTTAGACTCATAGAATATCTGCTCTGATTTGTAAAATTCCAACTTTTCAGCGGTTCTATTTACTGTTGCATCTACCCCATCAACCGAGTGGATTACGTCCCGAACAAAACATATAACTTTGCTTTCAATTTGGTATATCTCACAGAACATAACAGGAAACTTATCACCTCCCTTGTTCGATGGGTCCCCAACTGCAAAACGATATAAGGCTTTTTCTGGCGGAAATGTAGCAAACTTTAATTTAGACTTAGGTAGTAATATCCCTTCAGGTTCAGTTATCCATCCACCCATAACAATATTCTCATACTCATCTGGGTTTTCCTCTTTTAGCCTTTGGTAGTCTGCTAGTATATTTTTTGGCATTATGCTGAAATCGCAGTCTAAATAGCTCGAATGAATATACATTACATTGTCAACTATACAATTCTCACCACCCTCTAAGCCTTTTTTCTCAAAAAACTCCTGAAATATCCAATGGTCTTTAGTTGTTGGGTTAAGGATAAGTATGTTTAGATTGCGTTTACTTGTTGAACGTATCGAATAGAATATTTTTTTAAACGTTTTGTAATCTGGTAACTCTTCAGCCTCATCGTTTACAAAAAGGTTAAACCCGCTTAATGATTTAAGGTTTGCCGTTTGCTGCTTAGACCCTGTTTTTATTCCTTTAAAGGCTATTCTATTACTGCCTTTCTCAATGTGGGTATTCGTATCATTAACAACCTTACCGAGTAGTTCTGCTTTATCGCTTACCTCAGGCTTAACGCTATCGGTTATTGACTCATTGGTGTATCGAGTATAAAGTACATCCCATTGATAGTCTGTTAGCGCGAGTAAAGAAAATATTGAAACTGAGTAAGATTTTAAAGAGTAGCGGCCACCTGTTATTATTACCGTATCAATTTCTGGGTGATACGTATCATCGAGCAATCTGAAAAGCGGCTCAAACTTATCTGAAATTTTAACCTCATTGCTCATTGGTTGGCTTCGTGAAAACTATTGTAGTGGGAATAACCTTTATTTCTTTATCATCAGAAGTAACATCTGCCCTATCCCTCCACTTCCAATTACTCTTTAAATTTACTATTCCTGTTGCCTCTCTTATAATCCCTTTTTTTGTGTTCGAATAACAATTTGATTGTATGTTGTTATTCAACTCATTACGCAATCTTTGAAGTGCTGGAAATCTTTTGGCAAGATGTTCGAATATTTCGTGAAATGTTCCAAGTTCTCTAGCAATTTCTCCGATAAAATCATAAGTATAACCTCTAACCTCAACAGCCTTATCGTTAACCTTTATGTAATATGTTTCTATTTCATTAGATAGGTCAATAGCATCATTAAAAAGCATGGTTGCTTTTCTTAGCGTCCACTTTTCAGCGTTCTTATTTCCGTAAGGAGCTCCAGCCATTAGTTAAGATAGATTAATCCGATATTCGAATAGCATGGATAAACGACAAATGGAACTAGTGTTTTAGTTTGCATGTCGAAATATCTTACATAAGATATGTTGTATATACTTTTATCCATGCTGCAAATATAGCTTATTTTTGGTTAACGGTCAAATTTAAAAACTCAAAAAACATTAGTTGTTTGATTATCTTTTGTTTATACGATGCAAAAAGGTCATTTTATAAAATATTCGTAGTATGTTTTATTGTCATCAATTAGTTTATTTAAATTTAATTTTGCTATTCCTTTTGCATTATGTAGTATAATTAATGCTGATTTATTCCTTTTGCCTAATTTTTCCTCCCAATCATCATACCATCTTATTGATTCAACAAGATTAAACGCTTCCTCATTAAATTCTTTTTGGTCTTTTGCTTTCATACTCTACTTTTTAGTTTGGTTTATTTTGCACAAAAATACGTCAATTGTTAACTATTGTGTAATATTTGTGCAATGTTGTTGTGTTGTTGTTATTGGTTAAAACACATTCCTAAGTCTTTTAGCTTAACCCTGAACAGGTCTTTACATTCTGGCTTACTTTGTGCTTTTTCAACTGCCTTAACCCACTCATCTGTTGTTTCGCAAAATGCCTCATCGCCTTTAATTTCCTTTACAATTACTTTGGCAAACATACAGTAGAGTTTTATAGGGTTATACATATTTTCTAGTGCAATAGTAGTATGAATGCAAGCATTATATCCAACTTTTGGAGTCCAACCGTAGTGCTTTTGAAAGTATTCATTATAAATGCTTTCTTTTGGCTCATCAAATAAACTTAATTGGATTGCTTGCATGCTTCTACTTGTTTAAACTAAAAACCTTTTCCTTTGACCTGCTAAAAATTAGTTAGACATATCATCAATCAAAAGTTTATACGTTGCAATTTGCTCACTCATTTTTTCTCTATCAAGTTTTACTGTATCGTTTTTGTGCGATTCGAGCCATGCATACTTTTCTTGCCCTATATCTAACATTAGCCTTTTCTTAAACTCCGCTTCGTTACCGTTCAAAGTAATATTACAGCTGTCACACTGGCATCGAATATTATCGAGGTTAAATTGCAATGCTGGATAACCTGACTTGCTAAAGCAATGCCCAGCTTGACAAAATGATGTATTTATCTTTATCGGAGTTCCACAGGTAAAGCATTTAGTTCGTCCTGTTTCATCGGCATACTTCAGCTTGACGTATCTCGAAATCAAGATAAGCAGCTCTTTCTTTAGCGTGGGTATGTTCTTTGGTTTTTTCACTTTAACAGCCTTTTAAGATTCGACTTCTGAACTACCTTAGTAAACTTTTCAAGTTCTGCAATTAATGCTAATATTTTATCTTTTGATGGTTCGATTAAATTATTTCTTTTACTGTCTGCTCCAATATTTACCTGCGATGGCATTATTACTCTTAATATTTCAACAAACGCTTTCAAGTCAAAATTCATTATAGGCTCTATGGTTACATGAAAATCAAGTTTAGGAAATTCTTTTCTAATATCAACTATTGATAGATATCTATGAAATGGAGATGGAGCAAATCCCATTTTATCCTTATAATGCCTATTCGATTCTAGTGTAATACAAAATATAGACTTTTCAGGGAAAAGTATATCATTTAGCATTTCATGAAGTCTAAATGGGTTTTTAGTTTGAAATAAGAATGTACTATCACTTTTTCTGCATCTATAAACTATTTCATCAATGATTTCCTTTTTTACATCACAGGCGAATAAATCATTTTGAGAAACTACAAATACGAATTTATCTTTACCTAGATTTTTGCTTATTTGATTTTCATCAATTCTTGGTAATCCGCTGTACTTAGTTTTGCATCCAGGATAACGCTTAAATGATTCAGTCGAACAATACCCGCACCGATGAAAACATTCACCTGCAAGTGGATTCCATTTTATATCCACAAATTCATACATATTACCTTTTTTCATAGTCAAATATACTGTTTTTTAGTGAGTTGAACAAATTACTTGCTTTACGTATTAGTTAGTATTATTTGCTTTTGGTTGAGGCTAAAAAGGAATGTCTTTGACTAACTCCTCAAAAGTTTGCTCATGTTCTTTTTCAATTGCTTTGTGATGTAAGTAGTTTGAGTTATCCCATTGGTCAACGCTTGAACCTTCTTTTTCATATCGACCATTAACATAATTATAAACTAACTCGACTTGACCACCGTCACCTAAATGCTTAAACTTTACCTTTTGAACGTTTATAATCGTTTTCTTATCTACAAAATCTCGATGTACAATTATACCGTAATCGCACTTATTGTAAAAGTTTGCGCTCCCGTTAATATCATAAAGCGTTGGTATATTGTAAGCGGTTCCAATCCTATCCATTTTTCGAGGGTGAGCAACTAAGAATATTATTACATTGTACTTTTTGCAAAATGTTGTAAGCAAGTCTAAAAATCGGCTTATGTATTCCGTTTCACTTTCATTCTTATTCCTTAAATGTTCAACCTTGTTATAAGGGTCAATAACCAATATCTTTATACCCCTCTTTTTTACTAAATACTTTGCCTTGTTTAGTATGTTTTCAACCGTCATATCATCTTCAGGGTATATAAAAGAAACGTTATCATCAATATAATTGTAGGTTTCAATGTACTCTTTTTCTGATATGTACCCTAGTTGAAATTTTTTTCCTGTTATCTTTGAGCAAAGTTTAGAGTAATGGTATTTCATCGGGTAATTTTCGGGTGAAAAATAGGCTATTTTCCAACCGTATAAAATGTTAAGTTTAATCGCTAAATAGTCTACAAATTCGCTTTTACCATGACCAGGTATTCCAGTTATTACAGCCAATCGGCTTAACTCAAATGTCATTAGACTATCAAAACATTCAAACTCTATACTATTGCCTTTTTCCATACCCTTAACGAAAAGGGTGTAAATATCATCGTAACAGCTGTTGAGGTTTATAATACCTTCAACTGGGATCTCAATAGCATCTTTAATAGTATTTGCCAATGATAAACCGCCTTTTTTACATAGGTATTCATTAGCATCCTTACAATCTTTAAAGTTAACAATTAAGCATCTTTCTTGCCCCAACCTTCTTACTAACTCCTCTCTTAATCCAATCCCTGCAATATCGTTATCTGTTGCTAAATATACACGTTCCAGCTTATCAAATAAATCAAAATAATTATCTAAGTATTCCATATTTCTCGAACTTGCTCCGTTCGGAACTGAAACACAATTATCAAACCCACACTCAATAAATGATAAGCAGTCTATTTCACCCTCTGTAATAATTATTTCCTTAGCGTTCTTTAAAGAATTTATGTTGTAAAATATCAATTCAGCGTTCTTTGAAAGTGCAAAATGCTTATCAATATCCCTGCTTTTAATGTTTATTAACTTCTCATCAAGATAAAATGGAAAACAAACAGCATCAACCTCTTTTTGTATTTGTGGCATATAAACCATATCAGAACAAACACCCATCTTTAAAAGTGTTTTTTGGCTTATCATTCTACCCTCAAACCACTTAACATAAATATCTGATAAACTAGTTTTGTTTTTCCACTTCGGTGCTTCGTATTGCTTCTTTTCTCTTTCTGGTTTGTATTCGTGAAAAGATGCCTCGCAATCTGAATTAAAACAATAACCTACTTTTTTAGTATCATTCCAAGAAAATGACTTTTTGTTTTTGTGCTTTCTAGTTTTTGAACACTCAGGACACTGGGAATAATTTTCACCGTTTTTTCTAGGTTCAAAATCGTATATTAGTTGAGTCTTATTTGATATTATTTTCATCTTACTAAGTCGTATTTAGGTTTACTTAATACTTCCTGCTGTTTTAATGGAAATAGTCCAGCCCAATTATTAGCAATAGATTGATTAACTATTTTTTCTGCTATTAATGAGTTATTTTTTGAAAGCAATTTAAGATTATTATATAAAGCAATCAATGTTTTTTCAGATTTATATGTTTCCTTTCTTTCTTTTTTATATTCTAAAAATAATTCAAAAGGTTTTTTAAAATCAATTTCAACAAAAGACATATCTATAATATTTTCTTTATTTTCTTTTACTTTCTTTTCTTTTACTTTGCTTGCGTTTGCTAAATTTTGCTTAGCAATTGCTCCAGCCTTTCCTGCAATACTACGTTTTTCGCTTATTTCAGAACGTTTTTCAAAGTTGCTATTTACCCTATTTGACCAAAAGAAATCACTATCTGAAACAAACAACTCACATACATTTATAGCATAATTTATTATTGCTTGTGTTTGCTCAACACTTGTTAGCATTTGCTTAGCAATTGCTAAATATATGTATTGTTTTAAAGGCAATTTATGATTGCAGTCAGTGTGCATCATCTCAACAATTCGCCAATAAATACCATACCCAACAGCCCCAAACTCTCCTATTAATGCTTGTATTTTAGGGTCTCCTGTAGGGTCGAAATCGTGAGGGAAGTAATATGATTCTTTCATAATCCTTGAATCAATTTAAGCAATAATTGCTTTATCGCTTCTTTTTCAGCGTAATCCTCGCAATTTATTAAATAGTGCTTATGGTCTAATATATTATTAATTTCTGAAACTGGTTTATTAGATAAATATATTAACTCTTTAAGTAATAATACTGCAATATCTTCAAACTTATATTCATGTTCTATTTTATGGCAACTTTCACACATAGTAATTAATAATTCACTTGGATAATCCCAAGGATTTTTATATCTATTGTCATAGTATATATGATGAACATTAAGCGTTTTATTCTCATCCAAGCAACATCTACAGGCAAAATTATCTCTACTCATTATTTCTAGTCTTTTTCTTTGCCATCTAGGACTTTTTAACTTTTCGGGATACGGTATATATGAAGAATAGCTTGTTGTGGCTTTTTCTTTTTCTTCAATCTTGTTTTTATAAATTGTATCCTTAATGTTAAAACTTTTTGGAGCTTCCTTTTTCTTCATTGCTATAATAGATTAAGCCCCTCAAAACAAAATCCACCAGTAAACCGCTAAGTAAACCTGATGGATTTGAAGCCTTGAGGGGCTGTTATGATTAGTATTTAATACTGTCTTGTACATTTAGCGGTTTTAATACATTTACAAAGTTAGCAAATTATTCGATTAGTGCAACTAGTTAAGCAATATTTTTAAAATAAAATTGGGTGTGATTTGCTTATTTCTGTTT